CCTCTTCTTTCCATATCTCGTAAAGTCTTTCGCCTTCGTTGTTAGCCAGGTCTTCCCAGCTCATTTCGCCCGCGTCGTCCGCGTCGTCGTCCGCGTCGTCGACATCGTCGTCGAGGTCCTCCCAGCCGAATCGCTCCCGAAGTTCTTTGATTACAGTGTCTATAGGATTTGGTAAATTCACACCCTTTTGTGCCTGTTTCGCCGTAACGTGTCAAGACGGAATGTGTTAGGCTTGTTGAGCAGTGAGCACAACAACCAAAAAGCAATCACCGTATTCCGCCGATGAAGAACAGTCGCTAATGACAGAGCTTTGGGACCCGCAGGTCTCTGAGAATTTAGTCAACTTTGTGAAGTTTGCGTTTCCGTGGGGCAAAGCAGGAACGCCCCTCGAGGGGCACAAAGAGCCCAGAAAGTGGCAAATTAAAGAGCTTGAGGACATAACCGAGCATATCGCGCATTGTAAGTATTTGATCGCGCAAGGTAAATCACCTCAAGTTTACAAAAGCGCCACGGCATCCGGCAGGGGAATTGGTAAATCAGCTTTAGTCTCGTGGCTAAACTTTTGGACAATGACATGTAACCTGGGGGCGTCGGCTATCACGACTGCAAATACTGAGCAACAGCTTAAGTCTAGGACGTGGGCAGAGCTAGGCAAGTGGCACACTCTGGCTATTAATAGCCATTGGTTTGACAGGTCCGCGCTTTCTCTTAGGCCGCAACAATGGTTTGAAGATGCTCTTAAAACACAACTTAAAATTGATACGGGATACTACTATGCTCAGGCGCAGCTATGGTCTGAAGATAATCCCGATGCATTCGCGGGGGTCCACAATATGAATGGGGTCACGCTAGTTTATGACGAGGGATCAGGTATCCCCGAGAGTATTTGGTCGGTGTCGGAAGGATTCTTCACAGAACCTGTTTTACACAGATATTGGTTTTGCTTCTCCAACCCCCGGCGTAATACGGGGGCTTTTTTCGAGTGTTTCCACAAACACAGGTCCTTTTGGAAGACCAAGAATATAGACTCCCGTACTGTAGAGGGCACAGATAAGGCCGTTTATGAGTCGATTATCAGGAAATACGGTGAGGATTCAGACGAAGCCCGTATCGAGGTTAAAGGGGAGTTCCCGAGGCAAGGGGACAATCAGTTTATAGGGCGGGATGTGGTTCAAGCGGCGCAAGAGCGTGAGCTTTTCACCGACGAACACGCGGGGCTGATAATGGGAGTGGACCCGGCGCGCTTTGGCGCGGATTCGACAGTCATATTCTTTAGGAGGGGCAGAGACGCCAGGTCGATGCCGCCAATTGAGCTTAAGGGCAAAGATAACATGCAAGTGGCGAATATCTGTGCGGATTGGATCAACAAACTTAATCCCGACGCGGTTTGTATCGATGCAGGCAACGGGACCGGGGTCATAGATAGACTTAGGGAAATGGGCTTCAAAGTTCATGAGGTGTGGTTCGGGTCCTCGGCAGAAAGTGAAGAATGGGCGAATAAGCGCACAGAGATGTGGGGCCGTATGCGCGAGTGGTTAGGCGGAGGGTGTTTGCCGGATTTGAGGCAGTTAGGCGATGATCTTGTGGGGCCTGAGTACAAGTTTCGGGGAACGAGCGATAAATTGATGCTCGAGCCGAAAGAGCAAATGAAGAAACGTGGCCTATCCTCCCCGGATTTCGCCGACGCGCTCGCATGCACTTTTTCCATAAAAGTGGCTAGAAAAGACAGGTCCGCCTCCAGGGGAGCAAAACGTCAAAGAATTGCTAGCGGAGTAGACTACGATCCATTTGGCGGATAGTATCTAAGATTATGGCGGATAGTATCTAAGGTTATGGGCGCGAACAGATTATCACAAAGAGAGGTCGACAGGCGGGCAGCCGAAGGCATGCGCAATCGCGCGGGAGACGCAGGCGACGTAGAATTAGACCGAGCGTTCAGGCAGTCTAGCTCCGGGGAGGGCTCAGCTTCGCTAGGTGGAGGGTCGGTTGCGGGAAAATTTTTGGAAGACGAGTATAACAAGCGGCAGAAGACGCTAGCCGATACCCGAGAGAAGTTACTTGGAAAAAGAACTAATACAATTTTCGCTGGGGCCAGTGCCTCTGCGAAAACGCTGCTAGGAGCTTAAATGCTAAACAACAACGAATCCGGCGATTTGGCGCAAACGCTTCTTGCTGATTTTCAGAAATTAAAAGGCGGTCGTTTAAATTGGGACAGCCATTGGAAAGAAATTGCCGAACGCGTTTGGCCTATGCACCGAAGCCAGTTCGAATCGCAAGGGGCGCTAGGTTCTAAGGGCGATAAGCGAAACCAACACATATACGATTCTACAGCGACGCAGGCACTCAACCGATTCGGCGCTATCCTAGACTCTCTTCTCACGCCTAGAAATCAGACGTGGCACAGGCTGAAGCCTTCAGATCGTAGTCTTCTAAACGATAGACCCACAAAATTGTGGTTCGATGAAGCCAATGCGATAGCTTTCAAGCATCGTTATGCGCCTAACGCAAACTTTGCATCACAAAATCAAAACGTATATCAATCGCTCGGGGCCTACGGCTCTGGCGGTATGTTCATCGACAAGTTAGACAGTACTCCGGGGCTGAGGTACAAGTCTGTTTTCCTTGGCGAGTTATATTTTAGAGAAAATCATCAAGGGATTGTAGACTCAGTTTTCAGATACTACAGCATGACGGCGCGCCAAGCGCACCAAAAATTTGGAGACGCGCTTCCCGATCAACTTAAATCTGAGCTCAGAAACAACCCCGACACCTCGTTTTGGTTTGTCCACGCGGTAGTTCCCCGCGAGGACAGAGACACAGACAGGCTAGACTTTAAGGGGATGCCTTTTGCTAGTTATTATATTTCTGAAACAGGGAAGAAAATAGTTGAGGAAGGCGGATACAACTCGTTTCCGTACGCCACGCCTAGATATAACCAAGCGCCTAACGAGGTTTATGGCCGCGGGCCCGCCATGGACGCTTTACCCGCAATTAAAACTTTAAATGAACAAAAGAAAACTCAACTCAAGGCTGGGCATCGCGCGGTGGACCCTGTTCTTCTTGCTTACGACGATGGCGTATTGGACGATTTCTCTTTACGCCCGGGGTCCGTAAATTACGGCGGAGTTGACTCCAATGGCCGGGCCTTAGTGCAGACGCTGAAAACCGGCGCGTATAATATAGGTTTGGATATGATGGACGCTGAGAGGCAGGTCATCAACGATATTTTCTTAGTAAACTTATTCCAAATTCTTGTAGAAAATCCACAGATGACAGCGACCGAAGTTGTTGAGCGTTCGAAAGAAAAAGGAATGCTGCTAGCCCCCACAGTGGGCCGCCAGCAATCCGAGTATTTAGGCCCAATGATCGAGAGAGAATTGGACGTTTTGCAAGAGCAAGGGCTTTTGCCTGAAATGCCGCCAGCGCTACTCGAAGCCGCGGGTGAGTACCAAATTGAGTATGATTCCCCGCTGTCAAGAGCTCAGCAAGCAGAAGAAGTGTCGGGGATTATGCGAAGTCTTGAATTCACACTACAAGTGGTCAACATCACGCAAGATCCCAGCGTCATGGATTTTTACGACTTCGATCAGATTATCCCCGCGGTAAATGATCGACAAGGTGTGCCAGCCAAATGGATGCGCGCGATTGACGAAGTGGAGCAAATACGCCAAGGTAGGGCAGAGCAGCAAGCGCAGCAACAAGCTGTAGAAGCTGCGCCAGGCGTTGCCGCAGTAACCAATGCAGCGTCCAAACTCGAGGGTTAATGAAAGAACACATTCTTAGAATTTTGGGAGCTAGAAGCTACGCGTACCGAATGGTTTTCGACGCAGAAAACGTAAACACCAAAAAAGTCCTTTCCGATCTAGCAAAGTTTTGCAGGGCCACTCAGTCCTGCTTTGGCAAAGATGACCGGACTAGCGCCGTTTTAGAGGGCCGCAGAGAAGTGTGGCTTCGAATTCAAAATCACTTAAAATTTAGCGAAGAAGAACTTTACGAAATGTATCAGGAAGGTAAAAAATTATGAGCGAAGAAACTCCCAACTCACCCGCAGCACCCGCAGCACCCGCAGCACCC